GTCAAAGATAATTTTCACAGCTTCATTAGGGCCGAAGCCGGAAGCATGAACACTAATATCAATCTGCCGTAAAATATCGTCTATTACATCTTCGTCTACTGTAGAACTTTCAAGGACTTCTAAATGAGCAAACGCCCTATCTTTCTTAGAATAGTCGTAGCGTCTGATTTTCTTTATTGTATCTTTTCCCCATCTATCAATCGCCGGATTTAACTCAACAACTACAGGGAGCGGCTCGAAATTCTGATACGGATTAATCTGCATCGATTTAGTGTGCATTGGCTGATTAATAACGGTCTCATTGGTGTAATTCAAAACTTCTTCATGTGTCAACGGAAGCTCTATAATATCCGTATCCATAGGAAGCTGTAAAGCCTGGTCAGCAATTAAAGCGGTTTGTTCAATGCCTTTATCGCGCATATCGTCATCAAAAAGCGGGTCAACAAAAACATTGTACGCACTTGACGGAGCACTGATAATCGCGTCAAATCTCTGTTCATTTCGCGCTACTAAGCTGTATAAATCTTTAATTTGACTTAGCATTGAGTTCAAGGTATCGACCGGAACACGTTGAACAGCGACATTCTTAACAACAGGCAGGCCGCTCCAATTTTGAGTAACTTCTGCTAAACAAATTGCTTCCGGCGGAGTTGACGGCACAATCGGCGCGTATCTGTGAGCAACGCCGTGAACAATTCCCACGCTTTGATCTTTATACATTACGATTAAATCAATTCGCGGCATTCTGTAAGTGTAATCCAATTCTACGAGTGAATTAGCAACGGCTCCTGTGATTGTAATATTTTCCGTGTCGCAGCTGTCCGCGTCAACCTCACATCTATATCTGTAAGTTATAGTGTACGTTGAATAAGGCGCGGGCTCTTCACCTTCAAGCGACCAGTTAATTTTGTCGTTAGCAAAGTGAAAATCTGTATTTTGAACATAATGCAAAGCACCTTGATACAAATCTACAATTTCAAAGACGGAAGTATTAGGCAATTCGTCAATACAGCCCGTGTAACCGCCGTGAGTTAGAGTAACAGTGCGCTCTTTCGTTATTAAAATGCGCTGTAATTCTTCCATAGGAACATGTGAAACTTTCACCGTTGCAGTTCCGCCTGTTTCAGCGTTAAATGGGTGTGCTTCTGCTTTTACTTCTGCTAAATTCGGCTCTTCGTCCGCAATTAACCTGATTGAATGTGATAAATAAGCCTCGTAACCGTTAATATGAGCTTCGCCCTCCGAAATTGTAAAAGTCTGCTTACCCGCGATGTTGCTTTCAAGTGCAGTAACTCTAAGGCCGGAGACTACATAATGGCCGTGAGCATGATCATCATAGCGCGCTAAAGCGTCAAGATATTCCGGCGAAACTTTTTCCTGTAATTGTGTAACAGTCTCATCGCCTGAAACCCCGTAAACAGGGAAGAAAGGCGCGTCATTTCCGTCGCTGCTTAGCCCCCAAACTGCCTGAGTTACAATTCGATAGCCGCCGGGCATGTGGTATTGAGGTGTGCTCTTAGCGGGGTCAAAAAGCGTGTTGTCTTGGGCTTCCGTAACACATTGCGAGATTTTCCAGATACCGGCCTGAACGTGCTCTATATCGTCCGGAATAGGTAACGAAGCGGCCTGAACGTCATAAACAAGGCCGTCCAAAAATACCCGTCCTGCTTCGAGATTTACTCTTTTATTCGCTGTATCATAAGAGATTGAACAGCCCTCGATTATTGTCCCGTCTGCATATAGGGCGTTGCCGATTGATTTAATTTTGTCTTCCAGAATGTGTTGTATTTCGTTAAATTCAGCTGACTGCATAGCGCGGCCAGCCATAACTCCCAAGAAATCCCAATTTTTATTTTTCGCGTATCTGTCGTAAAAATTCGGGCTGTTCATGAGTTTTTTTAATTCGTCTGCTGTCATTTTTCCGCCTCCTTTTTACTAAATTGTTAAGATTGTCCCGTAGCTGCCTTTTTTGTTAGGCGTGAAAGTGTCCGCTGTTTCGAGATTTTCAATTAAAATCAAAGTACCGGGATTTTCAATTTCTTCGGGCAAAAAATAAGTTTGTGTTTCGGGCAGACCTGCTTTAATTTCGGTATCTATAAATATGCCTATTTCCCTAATTGAAGTTGATAAACCCTCGCCGTAATCAAATAGAAAATGCAGATACAGCTGCCTCGTAGGCGTATCAGAGTATGAATATCTCCGGCCTCCGGGCATGTCAATTTCTCCGTTTTCGTCTTCATTCACGAAAAAAGCCCGTGCTATTTTCTTGCGTCCTATCTCGTTAATAAGTCCTGTTGCTTCATAATCCGGCGACGGCGGGATTTCTTCCCAAGTTTCGTCTCCTGTTCCGATAGCTAAATACAAATTGCGCGACTTTATATAACTTGCCCAAAGAGTACGCGCCGAATAAGTTAAAACCGCCATTTATCTAATCTTCCTCCCATGATTTAATTTCCCATGTGCAATTATTTTCAGTTGTGTTAATCCAAGTTTTACTGTTGAGCCACGTTAATTTTTTATCCCATTTCGAGAAAATTTTTGAATTAAAATCAGCCTCTAAAGCCCGATAAAAACTCATTGCCGCAGCAGTATCTTCAGCAAAATCATCGATCCATTTATCATGCTCCTGCCACGTCAACAAATCCCAGCGGGGACGTAAATCGTACAAGATTTTATTTTCGACAACGGAATTTATAATCTGCTGAGTGTCGTCTATATCGTAATCCGCGCTAAAAATTCGTTCTATTATGCTTCCGATTGAGCGCGTGAAAGTTGCAGCGTAACCCCACCGTGAATAATCCCAAAGTGAGGGATAAAGTAAAGCGTTTTCACCCTCGCCCCATTCGTAATTTGCAATAATCGCGTTTTCCGATTGCTGACCTGCAAGCAAAAGCCTCACAGGAACGCAATCCCAAGTGTTCACGTCCCAGAAAGCTGTATCGTGAATAGTGAATAAATCGCGCTCAAAATCACGCTTGATAACGGGATTTTCTTCAAAAGGAGGTTCGTCGGGAGTTAATAAACCCCACTCGTAATTTTTTAGTATAAAATGCTCCCATGTGCAGAAATCCCAGCGGCAAATATGGTCATCAGGCAATATTGACGGCGGATAAATCGAAAAATTCAAAAGTTCAGAGTGAAAAGGTTTGCCGCTGCCTATCCAAAAGTATAATTTTTCTTTTATCTCGTCAAAATCCCAGCTGTAATTTTCGCGTTCAACGAAATCTTTGCTAAGAAAAAGCTCAATCCCGAAGTAATGAGTGCGGGAATTTCTCCAAACTCCTTTATTATCTTGGAACGGCTCGCCGTCCGGTTTTTGCGTTGTATAATTCCCGTTTGCGTCTCTGAAATAAGTGTTTATGTTCCAGCTTTCCGCGCCGAGTGTGTTCAATACAAGTTCGAGGCTTCTTTTAGTGCCTTTTAGTTTTAAGACATCCGGCCAGCTTTTTATCTGCCGCCGCCAGAATACGGGGTCAGTTCCTATCAAAGGGCAGCCCGTCAAGGCCGCGAGATATACTAATTTATCATCAGGGCATTTATCAACGTTAATTAAATCCGTAATGCCTGAAATCTGCTTTTCAATCTCTGCAATTTCTACATCGAGGGCTTGAACAAACTTAATTAAACCGTTGGGCTCTTTGTAGTATAAGCCCGGAATAATATCAGATATTCTTTCCGCTGCTGCCATTGTTCACGGTCTTAATTGTAAAGTTCACGCTGCCTAAAGTAAGCAGTTCATTGCTTTCAGCGTTTACAGTTTCGGACGGAGTTACGAGTTCAACATAATCAACACCCTCGATATTGTCAATTATTGCGTAAACGTCAGAAATTCTCAGTGTCTCACCCATTTCACGGCTGTCAATGTCCATAAGCGAATTTAATGCGGCGTTAATTTTTTCAAGAATATCAGCGGCGTTAAAACCGTCTAAAATCGTAATTTCGCCGGAAAAATCTACGGCTTTCCACGTACCGTTTTTAATTTCTATCCAATCCGTGAGCATTTTGTAATTTTCGAGATATTCAAGCAGATTGTTTTTAAGAGTTTCGTTAGGAACTGCTACGGAGCTGCTTTTTTGCCCGTAACTTAAAACGTAAATCCTGATAATATTCGCCTCGCCGCTGCGTTCACGCACTACAGCTTTAGCCTTTGCAATGCCGCCGTAATAAACAGCGAAAGTTTCGTAGTCGTCCTGCGTTACACATCTATCCTGCGTCTTGAAATAGCGCGGAGCATACAATTTAATATGATTTATGCTTTCAGGCTCGCTGCCGCCGGAAGCCCAATCTTCATTAGTAATTTTAACGGGGATTGTGTTACCGTCTGCGTCTTTCGCAACATCCCGGACGCTTGTAATTGTATTAGGGGCGACATTGCCGCGAATGCCTCCGCCGACCCTGTAAGTTACATAGATACGGGCGTTTTTTTCAGGCACTGCGCCGTTTTTGCCGTCCCCGAATGAAATTTTACCGCGCTGCCATGCGTCTATCTCAGCTGAATAAATTTTGTCGCTCTCTGAGTACTCAACAAAGCTATCAACGTATTCCCAAGCCTCATTATCGATTAAAACTTCTTGAATTTCTACAATGCCGGAGCGGCCGATATAAAATTCTTGGTATTTATTTCCGTCTGAAACGCCTGTATTATCGGTGTAAGTTTCGCCTTCGAGAGCGTTTACAGTCGTGAATAACTCTCCGGCCTTAATTACGGCATCGCCCGAAATCTCGAAAATCAATCCGGCATTAGTACTAATCTGACTTTTTGCGGGCAGTGTAATATCCGAAGCATGAGGCTCATCAATAGAAATTTTAATTTCAGCCTGCGCCGATACTGCATTTTTAGGAACATAGCCGACTAACTTGCAGATATTAATCAAGTTCTGACGCTCCTGAGCTGTCGGCAAGTAGCTTTCATTAGCCTGCCTGTCAAGATAAAACAATAACAAATCCGCGATATATGCAAATGCTTCAATTAGCATTACTCCGGCGTTATCTTCTTCAAAATCGTTCCAGTAAGCCTCGCCGTAGACCTGTTTTATTCTTTCTATACAATCCGCAACAATAGCGGCGTGATCTTTATCAGTATATTTGAAGCGTTTCAGCCCTGCCATAAGTTTACACCGTCCTTTCTGTTAATTTCCAAAATTAAATTCTGCGTCTGCCTGTAGACTTTCATGTAATAAAATAAATCCGCCCGCACTCTAAACTCTGACGGATACGGAATTATTGAAGTTCTTTTTTTATCCAAAATAACACGCGGCTCCCACCGCTGAATAGCTTGAATTAACTCAAAACGCAGCAAAGCACACGTAATTTTATCCAAAGGCTCATGAATAAATTCAAGTATCCGCGAGCCGAATTCAGGCAGCATAACACGCTGGCCGCGCCTCGTTCCTAAAATTTGTATGATATTCCCTTTGATTAGTTCTATATCGGTCTTAACATCAAAAAGCCCCCTGCCGCCCGGCTTTAAGGGGTAAGATATGCCGCTGTAATTCATATTTATCAGCCTCCCGCAAAAACGTTCCCGCTCCCTGTCGCAACTGAACCTCCGCAGGCTACGGGGTCGCCTATTCTTCCGGCCTGTTTGCTGTTTACAAAGACTGTAGAACTTCCCGAAGCTAAAACGCTTGAATGACACCCGTGAGGCGTTCCGGCATGACTGCAGCAATGAACGTCCCAGCCGTCGCCCTGCCTATGCCACGGTTTACCATTTACAAAAACGTTCGGGCTTGCCTCAATATTTGCACGCGGCGGGAAGCATTCGTGGCCTGTGCATGTATCGCCTAACCTTGCTGTTGACGGCATTCTTTACACTCCCTGCGGATATATTCTTCTATATAATGCTCAAAATTCCATAATTGCCTTAGTGTTTCTTGATGTTTATGCTCGCAGATACAGTAAATAAAGTAAATTGCGCCGGAAAGCCCGACAATATTAGCAAATAGCATTAAGATTAAAATTTTTTCGGTCATGTTAAATTCTCCTTGTTTTATATATTGACAAATATTAATAATATGTGTATAATTTATTTGTCCTTGAGAGAAAGGAGAGAGGAAAATGAAGAGCTTACACTCAAGGGTAATAAAAAAAATTATAGAAGCTAACGGGTGGTTTTTAGTTTCTGTAGAGGGCGATCATTGGCAATTTAGACACCCAATTATAAAAGGAAAAGTTACGCTAACACACCCCGTTAAAGATGTTTCAATTAATATCATTAAAGACATCGAGCGAAAAACAGGGCTGAAATTTTAGCCCTGCTGCACCATGAAAGGAGCATTATAATGAATAAAGATTTTCGTATTTATCCAGCTTTATTAAGTTTTGATATTCCAGGTGATATTGGTATTGTATTCCCTGATTTTCCGGGCTGTACAGGACAATGCAAGGCTGACGCTGATGTTATGGCATATGCTCAAGAGACATTAGCCTTTCATTTATCGGGCATGATTGATGATAATGAAGAAATTCCCGTTCCCTCTTTAGTAAGCGACATTCGTGCAAAAAAGTATGAAGCTGTAATGCCTGTGCGTATTTATATGCCGCAATTTCTTGAAAATCTCTACAATAAAGCAGAAAACCGCACTGTAACTCTTCCGTATTGGCTCAATAAAGCTGCTAAAGAAGCACATATAAATTTCTCGCAGACTTTGCAGGACGCACTAATGGAAAAATTAGGCATTAAGCGCGAAATTAAACGCCGTCATTATAAAAAATCTGCACAAAATTAACTATTTAAGCCGCTCTAATCATCATTATGAGCGGCTTCATCTTCACGTGATTTTTCTAATTCTTTATGAACGTCTTTAGTCAAGCAGAACATAAAAATCAGTGAAATTAGGTTAACTGCCGCTGTTACGGGCGATTGAGAATATAAAAATATTTGCGTTCCGATAAAAATTAAGCTGATTGCACAAAATAGGTAAATCACGGAAAATCACTCCTTAAGCTAATTCAAGTCTATTCTTTCAGCAGTTAATTTCATGTTCCCGGCGGCGTGGATTTCGATATTGCCGTCTTTCATTAAAATATAGCTGCCGTTGTTGTCTTTAATCTCGATAAATTCTTCTCCGGTTTTATCGCAAAATAACAAATAATGCCCGGCTTTAGTTTTGAACTCTTTATAATTTACAGCGTCCTTAACTTCGGACGGTGTCTCGCTTTGAGCCTGCCATACCCCGAGCCAAACGGGGAAAGTTGTATCAGGCCGCCCGTCTTTAGTTTGGAACATTACCCAAACGCCCGCGCCTATTTCAGGAACTGCAAAACTACTCATTTCACTCATTCCGCCGTAAGCAAAACAAGGCCACGCCCACGGCAGATTATCTACAGCCTGCGCTCCGTAAGCCGCTTCAATGCGGACTTTCAAGCGTCCTAATTTAAGAGGGTCGTTGTTATCAGCAACAAAACCGCGAATTAAACCGCCGAACTCGTTATTATCAGCCATTTTTTACTTTATAATCTCTCCTGTGTTCAAGTTTACTGATACCATTTTAGGCTTGTTTGTTCCCGATGATTTTACTTCATTGACGGGCGTTGCATTATTGCTTTTAGTATTTGCTCCGGCTTTCGGTGCTGAATTAGCTTTTTTGCTGCTCCCGCCGCTGAAATTATTTTTAGCAAGACTTAATGAGCAAGTATAGCCGGACTTTGAGATTTTATGAATAACTTTAGTAATTCGCCAATCTCCCGAGAATTTTTCGCCTATATTCTCGATTGTAACAGTATCACGGGCTTTGAGATACGGGAGGCCGATTGTTTCTGCTTCTGCTTCTATGGCTCTCATAGCGGAAGATTGAACTTTGCCTTTTGCCAAATGTCCCGCGTGTTTGCTGTTTTGCGCCGGAGTTGAAATTACCTTGCCTGTTTCGTCCGCTCTTTCGGTTAATTTTGTTTCGTTTTCTTTAGTCTGTTCAATAATTTTAGTATCTTTCAGCGATACTAATGCCATTTTTTACTCACTTCCCTGCGTAACTTCTTCGAGAATAGGTTTTTTAGTTAAAGGATTGACGCCTGCCGCCGCCGTCTTAATTCTCCGTCCTTTTTTGCGCTCAGCTTTGCTCGAAATCCTGAAATAACGCAAATAACCGTCTCTGTCTTCGCGGTATCTGAATTTATAAACAGGCTCGCCGACCTTGTTAGGCTTAAAATAAAGTTCGTCATTCACTACCCAGACGGAACAGCCTGCGTCTTTTGCAAGTTCGGAAAGGAATACTAAATCGTTTTTCGCGCCTTGACTCATAAATTCGTAGGTCATGTCATCATCAAGTTCGATAACGGCTTTTAGGTTATGTTTTTTCGCAATATCCTGAACTATCTCGGAGATTTTTTTATCTTTCCAGCATTGACGAGGAGCGCGGCCTGTTAGTTTGTGGCGTTTATCGTAGGCCGAAATTTCCATTTTCACAGTGCCGTCCTCGCTGTATGAATAGTTTATAGCTTTTATAGTGCAGGTTCTTACGTCGGATAAATTGCCTAAATAGCCCCAGCGGGCGCGGATTTCTTTACCCTCCTGAAGCATGGGATTATCGATAAAAGCTAAATCGCCTTTAGTTATCGTGAGTTTTAACTCGTCCATTTCTTTTTCGTTTTCTTCGTACGAAAAGCTCTCAATATGGCTCGAGATATTTTCGGGAACTTCGACCCCGCCTATTTCAACTATAAAAATCGGTGCGTATGTGCTAATCATGGTATTTTCTCTCAGTTTTCAGGCGTTATAATTCCTTGTTTGAGTAGCTTATGAGTGCATAAGCGATTGCGTCAGCTTCTTGTTGGTAACCTTCGTTATATAGATATAACATAAAGCTGTAAACAAAACGATTAACTATTATTTCGTAATATAAACTTTTTAATTGCTTTAACATAACTCCTCACTCCCCTAACCCCTCACTAACTAAGCACTTTCATTTGTATTCTCGAATAACTCGGTATTCTTAAAGTAGTTCCGGCGGGAATTTCGAGCGGATTTCCGATATTGTTAAATTCCGCGATTACCCACCATAAATTTACGTCTCTATAGTATTTCCACGCGATTAAATCAATTCGCTTGCTGTCCGCGTCTGTTACAACGTGGAATAAATCGCTCGGATCTTCACGCAAATTCAGAGGCTGGCGCGTTCCGTAAAAATCGCCGTTTTTGCTGTCAAGATACAAGGCTGACCAGTTGTAACGGCTTGAATTTTGTAAATCCATTTTTAAGCCTCCCTAAGTTCGCCTGCACTCCGGCTTTTATCGATATATTCAACGAGTTCTATAGCAGCTTCCGCAAAAATACACTCTAAATTTTTATCGAATCTTTTGCGGCTTACGTTGCATGAACGCAAAAGCCATAACTCGTCCGGCCACGTATCCCCGAAAACTAACAATAATTTAGCGGGTGCTTTTTCGAGAATTTCACCGTTGTATTCAGGATAAAGCCATGATTGAAGCCGCTTTATCATATCGGGAACGCTGTCGGTTGCTCCGTAATGCAGATAGACAGTGAATGATAAAGTTCTTGCGCTGCCGCCTGTGAATTGCAAACGCGGGTGGCTCATGCCTGGAATACTAATCTCCGCGAATTCCGTAGCTTTATCATCTTGAATAGCGTCCGGATTGAAGTCAAACATAACGCGCCCGCCCGTGTCGACATCAACAAGGCCGCCCTGCTGCTCCGTTCTGCTTCTCACTAATTATCGCCTCCGCCCTGTCTTATTGTATGATTTTCCTGAAGCTGTACAATTTGCTGCCAGATAGGCTCACCGTTAAGTTCTATAGTGAAAGGCATGCCTGCGACCTGCACTTGTATTTTGTTATCAACCGTGAGATTTCTTAACGCTTCCGGCCACGCGGCATTAGCGGCTTCGGAGTTCATGCCCGCTTGATTTTCATGATGTTGAATTATCAGCGGCGCGCTTTGATTTTGCTGTTTTAGAAAATCGTATTTACTCGGGGGGAGCATGCTTTGTATTTTCTGCTGTTCATTGAAGTCTTGAATTCTGCGCTCTGCTTCTTCATTGGCCGAAATATAACTGCCGCTGCGTAACTTTTTCAATTCTTCCTGTATGCCCGGAATAGTTACGGATTTTAGTAACGGGTCGCGCTGCATATTTTTAGGAATTGCGATAACGTCATCATTCGTGTTAAATTCCCAGCCTTCGTTGATATATCTTTGTTTTTGCTGTTCATAAGTATTTTTATTTTCAGGTGCTAAGCCGCCGAAACTTCCCCAGAAACTTTCTACCATTTGCTGCCATTTATCCCAATAAGCAACTAAGGCCGTAACAAGTACTAATATAGTCCCGAGCGGATTAGTTAAAGCTCCTAACAAAGTTGACGCGAGCGAAATACCCTTTATAGCTAAGATAATTGCAAATAAACCCGTTGCAATTTCCCCAATAGTCTTCCCCCATGCTTCCCAGTCATCAACGGAACTTTCCGGCGTAAATTTCTTAAGTAAATCGTTAAAAAATGTACCCTCGCCGAAAATCCCCCCGAAAGTATCAGAGATAAAGCCGCCGATTTTAGCAAAAGCGTTTTTAATTCTATCAATGCCTGCAACAACTCCGTCCGCGAAACCCTCAAAGAATTTTCTGAACCTGTAAAACACCGCGCCCATGTTCAAAGAACTTTCCCAAAGTCCGGCGTCTTGAAGGCGTTTTATAGTTTCGTCCTCTACCTGAGCAATTCCGTTTTTATCGGCATTTACGGCCATATTGAAGCCCTCGCCTATAGCCGTGAACATGTCGCGGATACCAAATAAATTGCTCTCGTAAGCAAGATATAACGCTCCTGCAAGTGCTATTAACTTAAGCACCGGCGCAGTTACTCCTAAAATAGAAGTTCTCAGTCCGCCTAAAACGGGCTTGACATTCTGCCAAAGTTTTATCGCTCCTCCGATAGTCATCAGAGTGCCGACTGCGATTAATACAGCACTTGTGAGAGAAATCAACGCCGTAACCGTACCCAATATAAATTTAGAAAGTACGGGGTGAGCCTTAATAAATTCCGCTAAACGAGCCTTAAACTTTGCTGCCGTCTCGGTTACACCCCTGAATGCCCCTTTAAGATTGTCGCCGATAGCTTTATTTAATGCCTCTGTTGCGCTCTCGAGCCTTTTCACAGCTCCCTCTGCTGTATCGTCCATAATTGCTGACATTTCTTTGAGAGCGTCAGAATTTTTCAATTTTGAAAGTAAACCGCTGTAACCGTCTTCAACTCCGCCCATCATAGCCGCCGCACCTTTGAACCCGATTTTACCAAAGATACTAAAAAGTGCTTTTGTTTTTGAAGTAGCGTCCATGCCCGATAAAGCCTCATTGATACGCTTCATTATGTCTTCATGAGATACAGCATTTTCAACGTTAACACCAAATTCACCGGCTAATTCTTTTGCAACTTTCGGATCAAGCAGACGTGTTAAACTCGCATTAAAACCCGTTCCGCCGATTGAGCCTCTAAGTCCTGCATTACTTAAAACTCCAAGCCACGCTACAGTTTCTTCAAGCGACATATTCAGGCTCTTTGCAGTAGGCGCAGCATACCGCAACGCTTCAAACAAAGTCCGCGAACTTAACGAACTTGACCGTGAAGCCTCCGCAAATACGTTGCCTATTCTTTCAGCGTCTTCAGCGGCCATGCCGAACTGCGACATTGTAGTTGCAATCATGTCGCCCGCTTCAGGAAGCTCTAACCCCTCAGCCAATGCTAAATTCAAAGCGTGAGGGACGGCAGCCTTAGTTTTATCTATGTCGAGACCGGCACGTATTAAATTCTCTTGAGCGTGAAAAACGTCTGAAATAGAAAATCTTGTATCGCGTCCTAATTGTTCAGCTTGCGCTTCGAGCTTTTTCAATTCCTCACGTGTTGCGTTAGATACTGCTTTAACGCGTGCAAATGCTGCTTCAATACCCATAGAAACATTCACGGAGGGAGCGAACATACTTTCAAGAATGTTAAATCCCTTGAAACCTGTTGCTATTGCAGTAATCCCGCCGAGTATCTTAGTCGTTGCCTCATCGAAGTTTTTTACCATTGCTTCAGTTACTTTCTCGAAGCCTGTCATTTTTTGACGCAAGGAATTAAGCCCTGACGAAACTCTGTCTTTTAATGTCAATACAATTCCGAGCCCTATCATGTTCATGCCGTTCATAGATAAAATCACCGTCCTTTCCCTTGTTTAGCTTGTTTTATCTTTTTGTTTTCTTCCTCGATTTGTGTTTTTAATCTTTGAACGTACCAGCGCAAAGTTGTAACCGGCATCGCTAAAAGTTCGTTGTAGCTCCAATGCAGTTCATGAGCAAGAAAAAAAATCTGCTCGTCTACAGGCCAATACTGCCCGCTGTCGTCAAAGGCGTAAAAAAATCGGGTATCTGCTGCAGCATTACTTTATAAGAGTTATCGCATTCGTAGCAGTTTAGCTCAATTTGAGGGTCTAAACCGCCTTTTAATTCCGAGTATGCCATTCTGATTTTGGATATATCGCGGGTTTTTAACTTGCAAAAATCCTTATATTCGGGGGCTTTCCCATTGAAAGATTTGCAGGCCGCGAGTGCTAAGTGAATTGTATCAATATCTTTCAAAGAAGCGAGCCACTGTTCGCTCCGGCCTGTTGTGTAGTCTATTTCAGCCGTTCCATCGCGTGTTTCAACTACAATAGGGACATCGTCTCTAAACGGGTAAATTTTAAGTGTTCCGTCTTCTAACATTTCGCGCAAATTCAGCTTATAGCCTGAAGTTTTGTGGCATTTTGGACACTCGTAATTAAAAATCATTTCGTCCCCGTAAGACTGCATTCGGATACGGAGCAGTAAATAATTTCTGTCGCCAGTCTTCATGTCAAGCAGCATGTTTATTAATTCGCCTTGATTTTGAGGTACAGGCTTGCCTCCGATTTTTACTAATGCTTTTGCAATAAATTTGTTAATCCATTGCCCACTTTTAACATCGGCCTTATTAGTTAAAACTCTCTCAGCTTCGGCGGTCAACTCTTGAATTTCGCACTCAATTCCCGAAGGTAATACAAATTTCTCCGTATCGGTCATGCTATCTTACCTCGCAGTCTCCAACGGTTAAAGTTAAAGTTTCTATCATATGTTCAGAACTTTCACCCTCGCCGTCGCTCCAAGAAATTTGTGATACAAAAGCCTCCGTCATGTGCCAAGTTTGGATAACCTGCCCGACCCTGTTCACATGGCATAAATCAACGTCGCGCCAATATTCGGACGGTGCACCCTGATCGCCTGTTGTACTATTTACGGCCTGAGTGAGCCAGTTCCAAGCGTCTAAATCGCCTTTATCCGCGAACATGCCTTTTTCAAGAGTGCACTCACCGACTGTTTTTCTGCCTGCGTATTTGTGATTTCGTACACTTCCGCCGGAAGCAAATTCATCAACTTCAACACTAATTTCAGGCGGCGTAGCTTTTTGGAAAACTGCAGCGTCAAAACCGTTAATCCTAACCGTGAACTGCCAGCCCTGACGCGGATTTCCGGGAAAAACAGGATTTAATCCCATACTAAACGCTCCTTTCTATGCTCCTAAAATGTCCGTAAGACTTTCGGCAAAATCAGCGTCAAGCCTTGTTATAGCCGCGTCTATCATAACCCACTTAATACCAACGACGGGCTTTAAGAAAATTTGGCACTTAAATTCGCCTCTCTGAATACTTTCGGGCGTGTTTAATTTAGCGTCATCAATAGTTTCAGCGTTCTGATCGCAGAAAATTCTATAGTCGTAAAACCAGCGTGAACTTTTCCATTCTCTGAACTTCGGTTCAAGTCCCCGATAGAATTCGCGCCACGTTCGAGGGTCGTTAGGCTGGCGAATGTAAGCACGGGCATAAGCGGCTACTGTTTTCTTGATGATTATCAGCATTCGCCGGACGTTGACCTCTCTTAACAGGCTTGCCTGTCTTTGCAGCGTTTGAGCTCCCCAAACGACCGAGCCGACGTCCTCAAAAACACAAACGGGGTTAATTTGATTTTCAGCTAAATAACTGCCGTCGCCTAATCTGCCTCTTGTTCCTACGTTTACATCAACACCGAGTGCGTTTAATATTCTTCCGCGTCTTGTTCCTGCAGGGACGTAACTTTCATTAGCTGAATAATCATTAACAGCCATAACTCCTAAAACATCTCCGACGGGCGAAATATACCGCTCTTTTTGTCTCGCAACATCGTAAATTTTTATTTTCGGATAGTACATTGCTCCGTAATTGCTTACAAAAGGCGAATGATTATAAACACCCGTTCCGAGCCTGAAATCTACAGCTTCTTGAGGTGTTAAATCAAAAGGAGTTTCAGTTACAAATAAAAAATCGCCTCTCGTTTCGCAATATGCAAGAGCCGCGCTAATCACAGCAGGAGACGAAACTCCCGGCACTGCAAGCTGTACAGCGTCGTTAATATCGTCAAAAGAATGCAAGCCCGTACTGTTTGCCGCAGAGCCTATAAAATCAGCGTCTGTAATATTTCCGCCGTCATTGCCGCCGCTTAATGAGTATGAACCTAATGCAGGCCGCGCTAAATTTCTATCCGTGAGTAAGCCTACGTCCTGAATTTCTATATAAGAACTTTTAACTTTTTCAGCATAATTTTCGCTCTCGCTGTCCATTGATAAATCTTCAAAACGCTCGACTTCTTCGCCGCTGTTGTAGACTTTCAGATTAAAAAGCGTTGCGGGGTCTAAAGTATTTCCCGAAATCTCTACGGATAATTTATTGCCCCAGACACCTTCGGACGAAGCTGTAATTTTTAGAGTATCTGCTGAAGTTTCACGCCTGTCTTTCAAGTTCACAGCTGCTTTAATTGCCGTCAGAGTTGTTTTATCTGTAATATCTGAATAATGAGCCGCCCTCGATACCCATAAAACCGCGCCGTAACTCAAAGCACGCTTGACTAACAAAGGAAAATCCGAAGTCTTTAACTCGCCGCCGAAAATTCTTTCAAATTGCATTTCGGAGCTTATTAACTGCGGCTTCCCTATCGGACCTTTTTCAGTAATTCCAATAGCGCAGGAAATCCCTTTGAGCATTGTATCAACATAATGGCTTAAATCCGTTTCTGTAACAATTACGCGAGGTAATCCGCTCCCCATTCTATTCAGCCTCCTCTCCGATTTCGTCTATACTTACGAGCCCTTTATGTTCCGCAAGACGGAGGGCTTTACTAATTAAATCTCCGCTGATTTCGACAACGCCGCGGCATCCTAAAAATAAACTCTCTCCGCTGCTTAAAGGGTAGTCGCGAGGGTTATCAGTGAGATTTTTGATAATACAATTTTTCATTTTTACACCTCGATTGTATCTTGGTTATTAAATTCAACATTAACTTTCTTGATCAGCGGCAAAACTTCCTGAATGCCGCTGTAAACTTCAACGTCATAAATTACAATTTCACCGCGTCCCTGAAAAACTTGCGAAATATTAGGCTTTGTATCAAGACCGGGTAATGTCCGCCAAGCCCAGATATATTGACGCTCCCGCAAGTCATTGACGGCTTTTATGAGCCTGTTTTTTTGTGCTAAAATGCTGAATTTCTCGATAAATTCCAACATTGAAAGCGAATTATCAAACGAGATATTTACATCAAAACGCAAGTCGTACCACCTCGGCGGGACTTCTAAAACAGCGACTTCATTCTCCTCATCTATTACAGAAATCCGGTCGGGGTCGCGCGCTAAGCGTTTTTTCTCCTGCAATACAGGCCCGTTTAAGATAATCACCGGAAGTTTAGATATTTCAACGATATTCCCCGCGCTTAATACAACATTCTCGCAAAGTTCGGATTTCAGCATTTTAATTAATGCTCTAACAGTTTCGACTATCATAAGGAAAACCCCTCCCGTAAAGCATTCAGGTAAATTTTTGAAATCATCTTTTGAAATTCGACGCTCTGAAATACAGGACTTAAAAACGGCCTCGCGGGTATGTGAATGTAAGCCGTAGTCTTTTTTAAGTGAATGCCGTGATAATGCAAGTAGGCACGCATTTTTGAAGTAACTCCGATAGTACAGCCGTACTCATGAACAGCGGCGATATTTACTTCCTTACCCTTTTTTACGCCTATAAAAACGCTCGAATTGTCGTTAAAAACTTCGTAAGTTACGCTCCCGATTAAATCTCCGTGATCTATTAAAGGCTTGCTCGAACCTTTATTTATAATAGTTACTGGACTTAAGGGCGCAAAACTCTGACCGCCCGGAGCACCGCCACGAATGCCCTTTTTCACTTCGCTTGCACCGTAATTCCCTGCCTTTGCTGCACATTTTCGCAAAGAATTTTTTAGTCTTGACGGATTTAACATATTTGCTAATTTGTTCCAATCACCTGTTAAATTGCTCATCGTGCGCGTTTCCTCGAAAAATAAACATGAACGTGATAGAACTTCCCGTGATAATGAGCCGCCGGTCTTATTTCCGTAACGATAAGCCGCGAACTGTCTTCAAGTTCTAATTCGTCAGCTACACACCCGCCGGAAGCGTTCCAATCATCGGAATAAAAAACTATATGCCCCTCATTAATCGGGTCGCTGCCGTCAGTTACGGGCGTTAAACTCTCAAATTTTTTATATTTTACCTGCCCGAAAAGTTCATAAGGTTCGGAAAAATTTATCTCGCCTGTTACACCAAATTCAGGGTCTGTCAAAGTTTCTTCACGGTGATGCAGAATAACTTTTACTAAATGAATTATTTTCGGCTTCATGCTATCCCCAGCCTTAATTTTGAGCGTGAATAAGCCCGCAAAATCCCGTCTATTTCAGTATCTCCCGTGATTGAGCCGGAATATAAATTATTAACGCTATCTTCCGCTAATTTGTAGCTGTGCCCGTCCGTTGTTTCGGAGACTAAAAGGCCGCGTAAATTCCTGTCCTCTTGAGCTTCCGTGTCGCTTAAATCCGGGAAATTGTAAATTGCGAGCTTCCTCGAAATCCTTTTAATATCTTCGGGCGTAGAGCCGTCTTCTTCAACATAGCCCCAAGTGCCTTTAACTGTGATATTTAATTTGCCCTTAGGCCAGCGTTTATCCCTGTAGATTTTAGGGTACGGTCTATCTTCGAGTCTGTTGTAAATAACAAAATCACTGATAACTTCGCCGTCTATCTCGATAAATTCAGCGTTAATTAAAGGGTACGGCAACACTAAAATACGTCCGCCGCGCCCGTCAAGCCTTAAAGTTAATTCGCGGGGTTCAAAAAATTGTCCCGTAACTTTATCGATAAAATCACAGGACAATTTTACTAATTTCTCTAATTTTTCATCTGAGTATTTTTCTTCGTCAAGACCTTCAGCGCGTAAGTCTTGAACGCTGCAATAACTCATATTCTTTCAAACAGACCCGTACTCAAAAATCTCTCGGCTTTATTGCTGTCCATATTGAAAACTGTTCCCCTAAAGTATGCAACATTATCAATCATGCAGCTTGCCGCGCCCGTGAGTTTTATGTTGATTTTCTCGTTTTTGGGCTTGTTTTTTTGTGCCGGAGTTTGAGCCTGAGCCTGTTCAGTCTCTAAAATTGCGTCAGTCATGATTAAAAATCGTATGCAATTACAAGAGCATCGTCCCAGACGATTTTACCCGGGTCAACTCTCATGTACATTGTATATTCTGTTAAGTCTTTGCGCTGATTAAACTGTGAATAAACTTTCATTTCACGCTGAACGCCCGAAACAAGGTTGAGCCTGTTTGTCAAAATAATTACATCATCGGGGATATATTCAACGGGAAAAACCTGAATACCTAAGAATTTTACAAGGCTTCCCGACTGTAAAACTGTATCGCCTAATTCGCTTATTCTGTCAGCAAGGCTCGTAACATAGGCATCTGCAACGCTCGAAGAACAATAGAAACGCATGTCTTTGCGGTCGCGCTTAAATTTATTAGGCATTAATTTAAGCATGTTCGGGAAAATGTCGCCTTTGTAATCGGTTTTATTTTTGAGGCTGTATTTGTGAGTGTCCGTGCTTGTTTTAGCCTGTTTGATGATACCGTCGCCGATAGCTAAGAAACTCGCGTCAGTTCCGGCAGCTGCTGTATCTCCGTTGAACATCAAGTCCGCTAAATCGTTGCCGAACTGCTGCGCAAGTTCAGACGCGATCCTCTCGCCTGCTGTTTTTCCCTCGATATTATCCTCGATAAATTCTGACGTAATATCGGCTGATAAGCGGACTTTAACACTGCGTAACTCTTTGCGGTTGATATTTACGCCCGCAAGTTCAGCCGGTGAAGACGCCTCTGTAGCTTTACGAATTAAACGGCTTCCGATTAGTAAAAAATCAAGCTGTTTTTCAGGCGAGTTCATTTCCTCGAGCTTAGTATCCTTCAATATTTGCGTATTGTCGGACATGTAGCTGATAAATTTTTTAGCCTGCTGCGGGCTTAATTTTCCGCCTTTACCAGTCCCGGTCATTGTATCGCCGGACGTTATGGCGTCTTTAATTAAAGTTCTGTTGCTGTTCATTGTAAAAAATCACACTCCAATTTTGTTATTAAAATATTCCGTCCCAAATGTCTCCGCTGTTTTTTTGGAGGCTTGTATCTTCCGGAATTCTCTGCGATAGGCCGCGCGCTTTTTCAACTCTTGCAAGTCTTTGCGTCAACGGCAAAATCGCCTCTTCTACGGCTCTCTTAATTACGTTTGTATTTTCGGCCTTTTCGAGGCTTTCAATACGCTCACTTACGGGCTTTAACGCTGATTTAACAGCTGCTGCCAAATCTCCCTCGTCTTCGCCGCCTTTGTCATCATCAAGTCCGCTCATAACGTCATTTATAAGCGTCTGAATGTCTTTCAGCTTTGTAAGTCTTGAAGTAGAAATTTTGCGCCCGGATTTTTGTATTTCATTAGTATTTCCTAAGAAAATTTCAAGCGTGATGTTTCTAAAATCTTCAATAGCCGCCGTAATTTTCACGGGGTCAGTTTCCGGCACTGCTTTATCATCATAATAACGCGAAACGCCTAAAACTTTCTGCAATGCTTCAAAGGCTTCATTTAGTTTTCTACCGCGATCTTTCTCTGAAATTTCGTCAGCGACTGCACCTTTGAAAATTTTGAAACGCTCTTTGTTTGCCGCTTTCGGAACGAGGCTGATAGCGTCGACTTTAACGCCGCGCAATTCACCCGCTTTGTCTGGTTTACTCATCTTCTTTTGTGTCTCCTTCCTCGAATAAAGTTCCTACACCCTCGATTGAAAAGCCTGTAAGTTCGCCGTTTTCTACCAGCTTCCAAACTTCAGGGTCGGGAACATATACACCAACTACCCAAGACCCAGCAATAAAATCAGGGTCGCCCTCGCGCGCTATAAAACTTTCTACCACAACGCCTTTATCAGTATAGCCGTCGTGATCCGTACTAATCTGCGAATTTTTCTTATTTGCAAGAAAATCGTGAGCCATGTCCTCGATAGTTTCAGCGGTCATGAAATTTCCGTCCGTGTCTTTACGGTCAGGAACATAAACCTCGCCGAATACAATTTGCTTTTTAGTATCGGATTTTTTGAAAGCTACAATATTTTCTGTTTTTGTCTGCATACTAACAGCTCCTTTGCATAAAAAAAGAGACGCAGTCAAAATCTGCATCTCCTAAAAATTTTTTTATTTTGCCGACAGCAAGACTCGAACTTGCACCCGTGTCGCAATGGCACTGCCTCTCCCATCTTGGGCTATATCGGCATGTTAAAACATCTTGCTTAATATCTCTACAGCTACATTTTGAAGAACGTCCCAGCTGAAATTTACAAATTTTTCTTTCAACTGCCTTAGTTTCTCTCGTCCTGTTCCCATGCGGTATATTTCTAATTTTTTCTCGACACATTCAAGGCTATTTTTTAGTAAATTTATCCCCGAATTACTTAATTCTCCGCCAGCCTCCGTCTTCGTGTACCCAATATCCCTCATTTAATTCGCGTCCTTTGTCGGTTAAAGGGCTTCCGAAAAGCTGTTTAATATATTCTTCCATTTCGCGGTCTACTTGAATTTTCTCAGAGTCTGAAAGTAACCGGCCGCCCCATTTTTCATTCATCTCAAAATTTGCAAAACCTCCGCGGCGGCTTAAAGCTGCTAACTCTAAATCGGGTCTATGTCGATTAATGGCCTCAATTACGGCTTTGTCGCGTTCTTCTTGTGTTGCTTTTCTTGGAACATTAGCATAAGTACTTTCGCCGTTAACTACGTTGTTGTCAAAGTAAATTTCTATTCTGCTTCCGTAATCTGCAATGTGATACTCGTTCATAATACCTTGTAAAGCCATTACTGGAGGCTCATTAATTGGGACTTCTTCAACAGATTTAACAGGCTCGGGAATATCGTTCGGAAGTGCAACAGTATCGAAATTTTCAATCACTGAAATCAGCGTACACCTGCAACGCCCATGAAAAGGAGGCAAGTTCATGCCTGAATTTTGCAATGCCGCGTTACTAATTCCCTTAGGACTTTCTGATTGCCACGGCATGGCCTGCTTGAATGCTTCGGGGTCTTTAATGTTCAAAACGCTGTTAATTCTTTCTCTCGTAATTGCAACACTAAAAACGCGTCCGTCCATTTCGCCACAAATTGGACACATACGTTCGTCTTGCATAGCTAAAATCTCATACTCAGCTATTCCGGCCTCTTCCATTCCTGAAATTGCTCCGAAAGAACGAGCCCTGACTAATGCTGCACTCGAAACTACGTCCCAATATTTGTAACCGCCGACTTTCCCGCCGAGAGCTGATTTTAATTCTTTTGCAAGTTCTTTACGTCCTAAGCCGTCAGTTAATGCCTGCTGAGTTAATTCAGCTATTTTGCCGCCGATATGGCTGCCGTAATGCTCGCCAATCCAAAAGCAATTATGCTTAGTTAAAACATCAACGGCCTTTTTATCAGGAAGACTTAAATTAGCTTCAGGAGCAAATTCGCGCTTAGAATTTTTGTAAGTTTTTCCGATATAGTCATGGAAGAATTTTTTAACTCTCTCTGAATTACCGAAGTCCTTACCTAAGGCTTTTTCTAAGTTTTCATTGAGAATTTTTATAACCTGTTCCGTGATTTTTTCGGGCAAGGATTTTAAGATTTTTGTATATTCGCGAGTCCACTGCCGAATTAAATTCGCCGATAACTGCCGCTCAAGTCTCAAATATTCGTCCGTATCTCCGGCCTTTTTAGCTATCGGAAGCGACATTAAAATATTGTACAAACGCAACGCCGCTTCATGACGCTGTAAAGGAGTTAAATTCAATCTGCTCATCTTGTAAAAAATTCAGGAGTTAAGAAGTTCCGCGCTCCCTAACTCCTCTTTGTCTTAAATCCCTAAACTGCTTACTGATACTAATGTTGCTTTGCCGTTAGTATCAATGTTGATAATCATCTTTACTAAACGCTTTACAGGATTAGGAACGACAACAGTTTGAAGCGCGATAATGCAGTGATTAATACCGTTTACGACCTGACTTCCGGCGTAAGCTATCGGCATGTAGTCAGCACCGACTAATTCGCTCGTTATGCTTGTGAACGCGCTCGCAACTTTCTGCGGCAAATTTACAGCTTTAACTTCGTCATAATTCCAACCGCCTAATAACATTGTAAAACCTCCTAAAGTATATTCGGCCGGCGGCAGGGCTCGAACCCGCATAGTTACGCTCTTTCCGTATTGAGCTACACCGGCATATAAAATAAAGCCCGTGAATTAACTCACGGACTGCACTAAAAATTTTTATTTTTGTATCGGAGGATTTTTATTCTGAGGAGATATTTTTTTCTATGTTAGTCAACGCCTGTAAAAATAACGTCTCTTTATCTGCGTTTTCTTCATCAGGAACTAAATTATTGCTGCCTCCATATTGTAATTTAGAAAGATAAATTTGTAAAGGCAAATCTAACCAGCCGCTGTCCTCGTCTATTACTTCGAGAGGGTGATTTAGAAGCCGTGATATTTCCGCTCTAAGCTCCCTCACTGTAAGGCCGCACTTGCTAAAAGTATCAAGGACATTGCTCATTATTTCAAAATCGTTGACCTTAGGCGGAAGACTTTTGTATTTCCAAAATTTCACGCCCATAGCAGGGAATAAAAGCCTATTGATTACAAAATCGTGATCCGCTCGCTCGGGCCCGAATACCTGTTCTTCTGCTACTTCGCGGCTTTCCCGAGCCGTTGCCCTTGTATATTCACTCGTAAGCCCGACAAAAATCGGAGGCAGTCTGAATGAGCTTCTGATTTTCTCCCTGTTGGTTTTGTCGTAATTGTCAAATAAGCTATCTTTCTGCTGAGCGTCGCTCAAAGGCTGAAATCTTACATGTGCAGGGCTTTGCACTGTTCCGGGTAAAGCCTCACCATATGGAGCGGCCTCGATGATTAAAATCTTATTAAAACTTTTGCGGCCTCTCATTTCGTCGTTAATAAAGTCCTCGATTTTTTCTACGGCTTTATCGTCCAAAGTTCCCGAAACTAACAAAGCAAGCGGCGGAACTGTATTATTCTCGAAATATTCGTGATTGACTTCTTCCGCCTGCCTCGAACCTGTAACAGCGAGCCAGTTTCCTATCCATCTCGGAACACCGTAAGGACTATAAGGGCAGTACAGCTTAAAGTGAATTATCTCAGTTGCACAAGTCCCGTCATCTTCGGCACGGCCTGTTCTTGCACTGATTAAACGGGGGTCGCCGAACTCCTTAAAATAAACTTTTTGGCCGTCCCGAATTTGTATAAAACGCCGGAAACGCTTTTTTGACGGGTATCTCTGCAGCTCGCTGCTTGCGTCGTCTCTGATAATATATTCTACGTCAGTGTAGTCTTTATCTAATGCTGTAAGCCTCATAGTATGCCCTTCGATATGTTCAAGCCATACAATATCGCCTTTGCCGTCTCGGATAACTTCCCAATAGGCATTACCGAGAACTTCCAGATCGCGCCGGACACGCCGCCGAAGCTGTGAATAAGGAAGTTCAGGATTGCAGAATTCAAAGAAATGTTCAATAGTTTTGCGTTCGTTTCTTGCGTCTTCGTTTTCAGCTTCAAAATCAAAAGCCGGTTCAAGAGTAAATCCGAAGCCGTCAATATTAACTTCCATTGCTTCTACACACTGCGATAAAATATTCGAGTGTTCCGGAAGCTGTGAAAGCCAGTCTAAGTCGTAAGGAGGCTCTAAAATCCCGTCAGCGTAGTAGCTTGCAAACGGGTCAGAACTCATTTTGCGGCTTACAGGATAATTAATTTCTTTACCTTTTATAACTTGTACATTACTCATTTATCCTAAAACTAATGCCCTCCCTCCTGTTGTTTTCTCTTTCAAATATCCCCATGCCTGCATAAATACAGCGTAGGAAATTACGTCAACTTGATCATCGTGCGCTCCGTTAGGAAATGACAGAAGCTCAGCTTCTAAATCATTAAGCCAGTTTGCGTTATTTTTGTGAAATATCATTCCGGCCTCGTAGCGAGCCGCCGCAGGAATTGCCCGTGTATATTTGTCAGCGTCGGGTTTTAACTCAACAACAGGCAAGCCCATCCGTCTTACTTGCTGATACAAAGTCAAGCCCATTGAAGCACTCTCAATCCCGATAAAAACGGGCTTAAACTCGATAAATTTTTGATTTATCAATTTAGGCTGATCGGGGCCTTCAAGATGTTCACGAAGTATCTCTAAAACTAATAACTCGCCGCCAGGACATAATGCAAAAGTACCAAGCACAAAATAATCCGCGCTCGCCTTTCTGCTCCCCGCAACGTCGCAGGTCTGAAAAATCTTACAGCTTCCTATCTCGTAAATCTTGCCGTCAACGATATAACAGTTATTTTTAACGCTGAAATATCTGAACATCAACGACTTAAATAAACTGCCTTCGAGCGGTGTCGGGTGTCCTTGATATAAACTTGCCCATGAACGAGAGCCGCTCTGATTTTTCTTTTCTTCGTACCATTCACTATTAAAACCGTGTTCCGGCCATAAAGGCTCGCCTGTCTCACGGCCTAAAATGTCGCCGTCTTCTGCTATCGCGGGTAAATTTACCAGCTCCCAGCGCGAACTGTTTTGCAGTAAACGCCCCGCTAAATCGTCTTCATGCCAGCGGGTCATTATCACTATTACACGCCCGTTAGGATGCAGACGGGTGCTGAGAGTATCTACCCATTCAGCCCAGACACTCTCGCGGTATGTTAAACTCTCTGCTTCTTTGCGGTTTTTAATAGGGTCGTCTATTATGAGCAAATCCGCTCCCTGACCCGTTATTGAGCCTCCGATGCCCGTGCTTATCATACCGCCGGAATGTCCCTCAATGCTCCAATTTGTAACAGAAGCATTGTCGCGCGAAATCCTAATATTAAAAATATCAGCTCCGAACTCATCTATTTTCTTGCGGTTTGAACGCCCGAAACGCTGAGCCAAGTCCGAGCCGTAGCTGACTTCTATCACTCTGCGCTCAGGGTCGCGCCCGATAAACCATGACGGGAAACTTTCAGTAACGGTCATGCTCTTGCCGTGTCTCGGCGGCATTGTAATAATTAAGCGTTCTATTCCGCCGCTTTCTACTCCCTGCAAGTACTCACAGAGTAAATCTAAATGCCTCGCGTGCTTCCAACGCCCGTGTGTTGTAAGTTCCATATAATAAGCATAATCATCACGGGCTTTCTG